GTAGCAATATTTACATTCAGGCTAAGGCAAACGAAGACAGCATTGTTGTTAATGATGATGCTGGAGTAGAACTCTACTACAATGGTTCCAAGAAATTTGAAACCACAAACACTGGTGTTACAATCACTGGTTCAATCTCTGGTAGTATTGACAACGCTGATAACATCAATATCGATGGTAAGAATGATAACGTAAACTATCAGGTTACGTTTAGTACCGCAGGTAACACGGGTTATAACCGTCAGTTCATTGATAGTGGTTCTGCTTCTCAATTCACTTATAATCCATCAACCAACACTCTGTCGGCTGGAACATTCAATGGTTCTGGTGCATCACTGACCAACATTCCTAACAGTGCAACCACTGCAACGAATTCCAACAATGGAGACACTATTGTTGCTCGTGACTCGTCTGGTAACTTCAGTGCAGGTATAATTAGTGCCGATCTTGAAGGTACTGCTGACGATGCAACTAATGTTCGAGTTGATACCAGCTCTAGCAATACTGATTTTGAAGTTGTCTTCAGTGATGGTAACAGTGTATCTGAAAGACTGAGAATTGACAGTGGTAGTAACTTCACTTATAACCCAAGTACAAATGAACTGAATGTTCCTGGTAAGGTTGATTGCCCTGAGTTTGAAGGTACTGCTGACGTTGCAAATCAGATTGCTGCCTCTGCAACCAACGCAGCTGGTACACAGTATCTGTTGTTTACTGCAAATAGTGGTACTGGAAACAAGACGGTCAGGATTGACGGCGGACTTACATATAACGCCGATACCAATATCCTGATTGTTGGTTCTGACGAGAGATGGAAGGATAACATCCAAACTATCGAGAATCCAATTGAAAAGGTACAACAACTCCGTGGTGTAACTTATGAGTGGAAAGATTCTGGAGACAGAACCTATGGTTTGATTGCACAAGAAGTTGAAAAAGTTCTTCCCGAACTGGTAAACACTAATGAAGATGGATACAAGGGTGTTGGTTATCAGAACATGGTTTCTATTCTGATTGAGGCTGTTAAGGAACAACAAACTCAGATCGACGCACTTAAGGCCAAGGTTGACGAGTTGTCTAAATAGATCAGACCGATTTATATCGGCGACTAGGTAGATACCATCGTTAGAGCCAAATGGCATCAAATATCCGTTTTAAGAGATCTTCCGTAACTGGAAAATCCCCGACTTCGGCTCAACTGCCGATCGGCGAAATCGCTATCAACACCAGAGATGGTGTTGTATGGATGCAGGAAGAAGGGGGTAGAATCCTCAACATTCGTGCAGGTGCTGCTTTAACGTCTGGTAAATTCATCTATGTTTCTCCACAGGGGGATGATTCCAATAATGATGGTAGTCATCCCTACAAGGCCAAGAAAACTGTAAAAGCTGCTCTTGGTATTGCAACTGCTGGAGACACTGTAGAAGTCGCTGCAGGAACATATGTAGAACAAAACCCTGTGGTTGTACCCGCAGGTGTTTCGTTGAACGGAGAAGATTTAAGAGGTACTGTCTTGGTTCCACAGACTGTGAACCAGGACTTTTTTCATGTCAACAATGGTGTACACTTCTCCAACTTTAGTTTCACTGGTGCCGCAAGCACAGGTGCTGTAATTTCCTTTGATCCAGTAAATGTTGGTGTTGTAACCCAGTCACCATATATTCGTAACTGTACCAATTTCATTCCAAATAGTATTGGAATGAGAATTGATGGTAACTTGAGAATGGGTAACAACGGTGTCAACGGCTCAATGGTTGTTGACTCCTACACACAATATAACCTGAATGGTATCGGTGTTTCGATCACCAACAAAGCTTATGCTCAGTTGGTTTCTATCTTTACTATCAACTCTGGAACCAGTATCTTCTGTGGATCTGGTGGCCAGTGTGACATTACAAACTCCAACTCTTCGTTCGGTGAGTTTGGTCTGATTGCGGATAGTGTAAGTCCCGTTCAATATCTTGGTATTACTACCACTGCTTCTGGTATTTCGAGTGATCGTGTCCAGATCAAACTGGGTGGTGTCAAGGGACTTGAAATCACAGATTTTGTTTATGACCAAGCTACTGGATATTCAACTGTAACAACTGCTGAGGCCCACGGACTTTCTGTTGGTTATGGTGTTTCGTTACAGGGTATCGGAATGACTTGTCCTACGGGATATGGTCAGACTGTAGGTATCAATAGTTTCTTCTATGATGCAACTACTGGTATTTCTACAATCTATACACTGTCAAACCACGGCCTGGTTGCAGGTAATAACTTTAAGTTAGATGGTTTGTTCTTCACCTGTCCTGGTGGTTCTGGTGTTACTACAACACGTTTCCCTGATGGAACTCAGGGTTATATGTTCAAGGTTGACACCAAGGTTAGTGACACGGCATTTACTGCAAATGTTGGTGGATCTAACATCGAACACACATATACTGCGGGAACTGGATTCGTCCGTACAGGTGTTAATACCGATATTTTCCCAGATCCAAATCAAGCCCCTGGTAATCAAGGATTCGTCTTTGATGTAAGAGGTGTTGAGGACTCAACTAACTTCAACATCTATGCTGGTATTTCTAGTATTAGACATACATTCGTTAATGCTGGAATCCGAACTGTCACTGGATTTGTTTATGATGAATCTGCTGGTATTGGTACAGTAACAACCAGCAAACCTCACTTCATGGCCGCTAAGGACCATGTAAAACTTGCAGACATTGAGTTCTCTTGTTCTGGTGGTTCTGGTATTACAACTACAATCTTCCCAGATGGTAGTTCACCATTCGGATCTGTATTCCCAATCACAGGTGTAACCAGTACGACATTCACCATTCCTATTGGTGTATCGACTATTGCACATACCTATGTAAGTGGTGGAACCGCAAGAAGAGCTGCAACTGCAAAAGAGTATGCCAACCGTCCTTATGATGGACAGGTTGTTTATCTTGAAACTCTATACAAACAGTTAGATAAGATTGATGTTACCAGTCCTGGTAACGGCTATCAATCAACACCAACAGTCACTGTATCTGATCCCGAAGGTCCAAACGGAACCACAGCAACTGCTGAGGCCACGGTAGAGAACGGTAAGATCAAAGAGATTACAGTTACTAACAATGGTTCACAATATATTAACAATCCCACAATCACCCTGACTGGTGGTTCTCCAACAGTTTCTGCTGGAACAACTACTGGAATGATACCTCTCTACTATACAGTTGAGAGTGCCACTCCACTGGATCAATTCACTGGTATTTCTACCGTTGTATTTGACCAGGTACTTAATAATGCGATTGGTGTTGGAACAACTGCTTACTTCCAACAGGTAAGTTTGGTTCTTGCATCTTCTCACTCCTTTGAGTGGATTGGATCTGGTGGTGATGTTGCTGGATCTCGTCCTAGACTGGGTGGTGTTGGTATTCAGTCTGCTGAAGTTGTCAACCGAGATGGTGGTATCGTGGTTTACACCTCTACCGACCAATCAGGTAACTTCAGAATTGGTAATGATGTAAACATTAACCAGGTTACAGGTACTATCTCTGGTAGAGCCTTCAACCAAAGTCTGTTAAATACAGTAACACCTCTAATCATCGCACTGGAAGACTAAGAAATGGCGATTACTCCGTTAAACGTATTCAGGGCGGTACGGTTTGAAGTAACTACCAGCACAGTTGGTATCTACACCGCTCCCGCCAACGTCGCATCCATCATCCTGGGTGCTTATGCCGCAAACGTCGGCACTGGTATTCATACCGTAACTGCTTCTCACTATAGAGCTACAGTTGGTAGTGATTCCTATGGTGAAATTGCAATCGTTAATGGTATCAAGATTCCAGCACATGACACTCTGTCAATGTTGGATGGTAAGTTGATTCTTGAAACTGATGATGAGTTCCGTATTAGTGGAACCCAAGCCGGTTCTATTGAAGTTGTTCTGAACATTCTCGAAACCGCCAAACAGTAATAAAAATGCCTAAGTTTATTTCTGGTCGCGTACCTGTCAATGGTCCTGGTGCGGCAGCCACAGACAGAACCACATTCCTAGGACTGGAGGATGCTGAACCTAATTTGGGTTTAGCTTCTGCTGACAACTCCGTCATTACTACACAGACGGATGGGACCAGAGGTATTAGTGACACCCCGACTGTAACTGGTATCAATGCAACTGGCATTGTAACGGCCACTACAGGTATTATCACAACAGTCAACGCCGAGACTGTTGACGCAGGAAGTAATTTATATGCTGTTGCTGGTGTTGTTACCACAATTACCACAACAGATCAAATTGGTACTGCAAGTACCATCACTAATCTGACATCTACGGATGTCACAGTTACCCGATTAGGTGTTACCGACACTGTTGGTACTGGTGCTACATTTACGACTCTGGTTGGAACGATCTCAACCATCACCAGTCTCACAGTTACTGACACTGTAGGAACTGCGGGTACATTTACGGATCTAGCTGTAAATAGACTTGTTCCAACAGATACAGTTGGTACTGCTGCTACATTTACAGACGTAACTATTACCAGACTTGCTCCTACAGATACTGTAGGTACTGGTGCTACCTTTACTACTGCTGTAGTAACTGATGCAACGGTAACAAGACTGGCTCCAACTGATACTGTTGGTACTGGTGCTTCATTCACCACGGCCGTTGTTGATAGATTAACTCCAACTGATACTGTTGGTACAGCTGGTACTTTCACAGACTTAAATGTAACTAGACTCACTCCAACAGACACTGTTGGTACGGCTGCAACATTTACTACATTAACTCTTACCACTCTTACATCTACATCAGGTACTCTTGATATTGATGCCACACTGGTAGATACTGGTACTCTTCGTGCAGTAACTGGTGTTGTTACCGATCTCACGGTTGATGATCGTATTGTTGTCAGTGGTGGTGCTACGATTGCTGGTGTTACTACTTTCCGATCAAACATTCAGGCCTATGGTGGTCTTCGTGATAATGATGGAGAATTGGGTGCGCCTGGCCAGGTTCTGCAATCTACAGGAACAGGTCTGAACTGGGTTAATGCTGCCGCTGGTGGTATTACAATTAGAGATGAAGGTGGTGTTGTTGGTACTGCTGGATCTGTTGTTGATGTCAACTTAGCTGGCCCAGGTGTAACTGCTACCGCAAGTGGTGTTGGTGCTACAATTACCATCGGACAACTTGACACTGCAAATGGTTTAGATGGTCAAGTTCAATACAATAACGGTGGTACTCTCGGTGGTGCAACTGGTTTTGTCTTTCTTGACAGTACCAATTTTGTTGGTATCGGAAGTACGAATCCACAGAGACAGGTAACCATCGGTGGAGATGGTACTGTTCATGGAAATTGGTACACCGAAAGAACATTTACAACCACCAACATTCCTCTTGATGCCTTAGAATACGTTCCTAAGTCATATGTTGACGCTATTCAGGCAGGTATCGTTATTAAGGCCGCCGTATCTGCTGCAACTACTGCTGCGTTGAGTGGTGTAACATATACGAATGGTCTTTCTGGTGTTGGTGCTAAGTTGTTCCCTAGTGTAAATGGAGCACTGGTAATTGATGGTGTTAATCTTTCACTTCAAAACCGTGTTCTGATTAAAGACCAGGGTTCAACTGGTATTGGTGACACACTTCAAAATGGTTTCTATGAAGTTACTAGAGTTGGTAGTGGATCAACATCTTGGGAACTTCAAAGAACAAATGATTATGATGAACCAGATGAAGTCGTCGCTGGTGCGTTCGCGTTCGTACTGGAAGGTACAAGAAATAATGGTAACGGTTTCGTTCAGCTGACAAGAGAACCAGTTGCGATTGGTACATCTGCGATTGAATATACACAGTTTACTG